TTTTTGGGGGGCCTTTAGGTGAAGCAAGAGGTGCTTCAGGCAAAAAGGACTTATTGGTTCTACAACGCGTCAACGAACCCCGACGCGCGCCAGCTCTTCCCATTCGGGCGGGAGCTGGAACCGGCAGCTTTGTGAAAACGGCGAGCCGCGCTGCAACTCTAAGCAGGCCGTGCCCCGTGCTACTCAATAGTCACGGGATGGTGGACTACACATCCACCACATAGAGCTTTTGTTCCGGCGCCCTTACCGGGGCAGTTTTATCGAGGTGCCAACTCCAAGGTCTGCTCGTGGTTACGCACCCTCTATTAAGAGCGAGGAAGCGTGGCGTGGCCAGTATACCAGATCTCCGTTTCCCGTCCGGAGGAGGCTAGGATTCACAGCGTGTGCTTTTATAGGCGTAAGCTTTGAGTGATCCGTTAACTGTGCGAGTGCCGAGTTCTTCTCAACCGCGAGCAGCTCCGAGCCGTCTTTACACCACGGGACGCTGACGGTGGTCACCGTGGGGGGAGTCGATTAAGGCAAATTGGGAAGTAAAGCAGTTACTGGCCATACCCGTGCCACCAGTCTTGCTTTTCCTTACTTCCCTACAAACTTCACTAAATAGCTTTGAAAACTAGCTCAACCAAAGAACTCGAGCTCCGGGAGCTCAAGTGTCTTCAGGTGAGACACGACACGACGGAAAAGCTCCAGCTCATCGTTGTCAAGCTGCGAAAACTCGACTTCGAGGAGGGCAAGCTTTGTGGTCATGTCTTTGTGAAGCAACTCTGTATCGATCCAGTGCTGGCCTTCAGACGCGCCGCGTTTCCGAGCGGTTCCGCGTTGTGAAGTGGACCTCTAACCTGCCCTGCCACTAGATCTCCATTACTAGTAGCGGACAAGTAGGTTGAGGGCGCATTCTAGTTCGCTTTGGGCCCCGGGGGTATAGAGGTGCTTGAGAGAAGCCTAAAGGGCCCATGCTCTGCCTTGCCACTAGGCCTCATTTCCACCGTGGGCTGAGACCCAAGCAACTGTAAACAGTTTCATAACTTGGCGGGAAGCTACTTCCGGTCCGAGAGGGCTAACTTCAATATTCTTTGAGTAGAACTGTGTGAAGAGGCCCTTGATCTCTGGAAGGAGTACGGCGAGTGACTTGAGAGAGAGGCAGAACATATTACTGTTTGCGACAGAAGCTTTGCAGCTCTATCTTTCGAGTAGGCTGACGACCTATTTTTCTTTTGATTCGGGAACCCAGATGACAATATCGTCCCCTCCGACAACGAGGACGAAGTGGTGTATGCCTGCGACGCATACTAAGAGGAAGAAGACGCGGACTGTCATTCTGAGCGTGTTTCCAAATGTCGTTCGGGTTGGGTGGCCTGAAAAAGTCAGACCAAGAACGGTAAGTCGCATTTGGACGTCGGTACCGAGACAAACGTCGAGCTTGCAAAAAAGGGAGGTGCTGTAGATAGCTGCATGAATAAGCTCGGCGCCTATAAAAGGCTAGAAAAAGAGTACGGTAGCGACGATTCGCATGATTACTAACTTGTCGAGAGTAAGGAAAATCCAGTGTTGATTCGCTTCGAAACAGTTTCCATCAGATGCGATGGGGACAAGGCGCTCCCCACAGGCTTGTGAAACGTTGGCAATTTTCTCGCGGGCTTCTTCGTTCACACCCTCAATGTCCTGGCCGCTGCCAAAGACGAGTCTCGGGTTACGGTGGAAGGTGTAAATTAGCCAGTCGATACACTATGCGTTAAGGAGTACGGTGTATTACATGGTGCCTGTGGCCACCGCAGTGATAATGCGGGCCCGTCCAAGGATTTCTTGCCAAAGTAGAGATGCGTAG